GCAAAGTTAACTGAACCAAATGAATTACTTGGACGACCTGTTGTTGTCCATAGATTGTAATTACTATATAGTTTACCATTCGATATATGTTTCTTAACTCTCATATCAAATATGTCACATACATCATCTGATACTTTGATTCCATTCTTTTCAATTGAGGTAAATGCTTTAATAACATCTCTCATATAATCCTCATTCTCACCTGTATGTGGTATAGACATCTTCTCATACACTTCACTGCAATACTCTTTATGTTTGATTAAAGGTACTATTTCGTTAAGTTTTTTAACATTGTAGAACTTGTTACCCAAGAAATCTATTGCATTGTTACGAACATTATTGTCAAATGGTTTACCAGTTTTATTCCAATGCAGAAAGTTTATATCCACTACATATTTAAATTCATAGAAATGATTCAATAGTTTTTTATCAGGTGTCATAACCAATTCTTCATCTAACCATTTGTAATCTTCCATCATTTTATCTGAATCAGGATGATGTTCTATTATAAAGAATGATTCAACATTGGTATCTTCTTGACACCATAAAGCTGATAATCCATTGTTTTCGTGTAAAGGGTGTAAGTAAGGGTCTTTAAATATAGGTATAACCGTAATCATCGTATACTAATATATAACATTTTTATGAATAAAACAAGCTTTTTTTTATGTATCTAGCGATGCATCCGGTTTAGGTTCTAATAAGGTAAAGGCTTCTATATCTCCTGTAGTTAAGGAATCGTTTAAAAACCAAGTTTGTTTTTTTATGTAAATAAAATATTCTTTTTCTGCTGCCAAATCGTAAGTTTTGTATATCCCTAATTTTGCTTTATCATCACTTTGTTTTTTTTGTACTTTACAAAAACTAGGAGTTGCATTTTTTAAGTTTGAATAAAAGTCATCTGCTATAGTTTTATCTTCACTCTTTTCATATGCAAATGTTTTATCTATACAATCATAAATTTTATCTGTAGTACCACCTGCTCTTGTAAACACTTTAAATATATATTCTACATTTGTTTTGTTATCGTATACTGGTTCTATGTATCCTAATAAAGGTAACACTTTATCTATACCCTTACAATTAAATTCAGTTTTTAAAGCAAATGGTGAAATAACTTTTTTTGTTTTTAAGGTAGCTTCTGGAGTAACAACATTTTCTTTTTTATCATCTCTAAATCTCATAACACATTTTATATCTGTAGTGTAATTACCAGGAGTTACATTCTGTGACACCGTCATTACTTGAAAAAAAACATATTTAAAATATCTTGATGGTATCATTCCTATTCTAAATAAATCTCCTGGTGCAAACCCACCAAATCCATGTAAAGATAAACTAAGAGTTATTGGTAAAATTGTTGGTCTTTTTAAAACACTTGTAGTAATATATTTTTCTGTAAAATAATCATATGTATTTTTTAAATATCTATATCCTGATTCAGCTCTAAAATCTTCAAAATCATCAGATGGATATGTAGATGGAGTTACTTTATCTACTTGACTTGCTACTTGTACTTCAGATGACCTGTTTATTATTTCTTCAATTTCTTCACTCATAGGTACCCCATTAGTAATAGTACCTTCTCCATATATATTTTCTGAAGAAAGATATGCAGGGTCAGCAACTTCAGGTTTCGTAGCTGTTTTTGAATCAAAAAATGATTCCATTTTTGAATTTCCTTCACGAGGTAAATATTCTATCTCAACTAAGTCTTGTCCTTCTGAATCTTCTAATTTCATCTGAGCAACTACTTCATCTATCAGTTCACTAGCAGGGAAAACATTTTCTGCCCCAGCACCTAAACCTGATAAGGCTAATTTACTACTGATTGCATCACTCCCACCTAAAGATAAACCTAGAGACATATTTTTTATAAGTGTTTTTGGACTACCAGGTTTGAAAACAAATAGTTCTTCATAAAAGTTTTCAATAGCATCACTCTCTATCCCCTCATCAGGCTTTTCTATTCTTTTATTAATGTAATTTTTATCAACTACACCTAATTTTGAATTATCAGTAGAAACATTATCTATTTCCCATTTCCATTGATTACCAGTAGCAGTAGCTAATTTTTTAAATATGTAAGTAAACACTTCTGATAAAGAATCAGCCTCTTTAATTGCTTGTTTTACTATTTTTAATTGTATAAAAATTTCTCTTATTGGTATTTCATTATTTCCTTTATCTGTTGTAGTGTCTCTGCCTGGTGTTTTCTTTTTACCAACACTATATGATTTATCCCAATTCTCAGGAAATAAAAAAGGTAAAATACGATTACCTGATTGTAAAAATGTTTGTCTTTTATATAATTCTTCACTAAAGTTTGTGTAACTATTTGATGTATCTAAATCTATTGCTGAAGAGTTGTCTATAAATTGTTCATCCTTTTTAAAGTATTCACCAAATTCTGTATTGAAAATAACATCTTCAATAAATCCCCAAGAAAGATAAATAGCGTCTGGTCCTGTTGTTGGTTTTTTCTTCTTTCCAGAAAAAGTACCTTTCCAATAAATACCAAGTTGTGTATTTAACTCTGATGGTATATTATAATCTGGAGAACCTAATACTTCAGCTGCAAAAGAACTTGCTATACTCATCCAAGTTTTTTTATCATCTGTTGTAAAACTCTCATCTGGTATTATTGAACCATCTGGAAACAATGTATCAGCTGCTAATTTTAAAACTCTATAATCTAAATCTGCTAATAAATTTTCTTTAGCATTCCCTGTAACACCATCTTCTGTTAAACTTGGATTAAACAATACAGAATTTTTTGATAAAACATCAATAGAACATTTGTATGCTCCAGTTGATGCATCTAAATCAGCTTTAGCATTTGTAACTTTACCATGGACAAAATTTATGTCCCAATCTGATTTATGTATTTGTCCAGGTACAACATTTATACCATTGTCATCTGATTCACCATAGATAACATATTTATAATTTTGTCTGTTTTCATCCTTTACTAAGTCTTTTGGGTCATATAAACTAAAATCTTTTTGACTTGTCCAACCAAAATCAACAAAGATTATTGCTCCTGGTCTTAAAAAATATTTACTATAAATTAAATCATATTCTTCAAAGTCATATACGGTGAAATCAATAGTAGTTTTTAAAACACCAGCAACCGGACCTAGTGAACCTTGTGTAGTAGAAGATACTCTTGTTATCCCAGCTGGTGGTCTTAATTTTTTTTGATTACTATTTTGAAAATCAACATCGGTGTAACTCTGTCTTTGTGTTGGTGTTAATATTTCTAAATTTTCTGCAGGAGCTTGTTCTTCAAGAACACCTCTTGCTGTTAGATTATCAGAGTTAGTACCTAATGTGTATATTCGAGGACCGTCTTCTGGTAATCTTGTTATTGGTTGTTTTTTAATTTGTGGCTCATCAGCAGAATCTTGACTTGCTTTAAAATAATATCTAAATTCATCAAAATTAAAAGGTTGTACAGCATCAACTGCAACATCTTGTGCTTCTCCATTCTTTTTAACTACAGAAATTGCTGTCCACATTCTGGCAAAAGGTGATTTAGAACTTAAATACCCTTGTCCACCAAAAGTAGTGTTAGATGAAAAATCAACAATGTCTGTTGCCGATTCATCTTGTGCATCAAATATTCCAGCACCAAATGTCTGTGTGTTTTGTAATTTTTTCTTGATATTAGCTGCTAAATCAGAACCAAAAACCCTTTTAGAAATTTTACTCATTACTTACCTTCAGCATATCGTGTTGAACCAGGTACCCTTAGTTGAATATTTCGTTCAATATTCATTGTGTTAAGGTTATTAGCTTTTGCAATGTACCACCACAAAGATGAGTCACCATAATATTGATATGCTAATAAATCTAATCTATCTCCATCTTGAGTTATAACATATATATCATTATCAGATTCAGGAATTTCTTTATAAAGTGTTTTTTTATAATATGATGTTCCATTTTTTTGTATTAATTTTGTATTTTTATATCTACTCATAGTTATTCTCTTTAATTAGCGTCACTTTCAAGTTCTGCTGCTTTGTAGTTTCCACCTACACCATAATATTGTGTTCTCTTGTTAGGTGCTTCATCGTGTAGTGCTGTCCATGCAATTACAGCAGTAATGAATCTAGGTGCTCTTTCACCTGCAGTGAATTGGTCCCAAGGTGCCTCAAAAGTATAATTTATAGAACTAAAAAATCCTAATATACCATCTCTCAATTGAGGAAATTGATTACCTTCTGCAGAAGCACCATATAAATCTGCTAATCTCATTCTTGCTAATGGTGGTTTAGGTCGTGTATATCCTAATGAATCATCAACAAAATATTCTGGATAACACATACCAGTTAAGTAATCAAGTTTTTTATATATTGCTTTATACTCTTCATAATTATTTGCATGCAATTTAAGTGTAAAAGACATATCTCTTGTTGTGTTTGCATATGTATAAACTGGTTCACTTCTTCCCACATAAACTTCAGAGTTCCAATTTGGAGTTATGTTTTCATTCATATCTTCTATATAACCTCTGAATACTAATAATCTATCATTTCTTAAATCTTTAAAATAAAATGGATAACCATTATCTATTGATTCTAAATCACCTTCTGGAAAAATTTTCTTTTCAGCATTTATAGTTGATTTATCAGCAATTGCAGCAAGTGTCATTCTGTCACCAGTATTACCTTGACTACTTACTGAGGTACCATCTATTGAAACATTTACATTTTTTTGTATACTACCACCTAAAGTGGTTGGTGTCATACCACCCTCATCAAGTTTTTGATTATCAAAATCAGGTATAGTGGTTGCTATTTCTCGATTTTTATTAGGTGTTAAATCTTGACCGAATATTAAACCTGGTTCTCTATCTAAATATGTATTTTCATCAAATAATAAAGCACGATTGAACCTTACTTTTACATATGGTATACTGGAAGAAAATACTGATAATGGATTATACACATATTGATATTGTTGTCTTGGTCCAAAAGAAGCTGCTAATGAACCAATTCTATCAGCAGTACCATCTGGAGAAGTACCATTCTTTTTCTTTTTACCAATGTGATAAGAAGCAAGACCTATTACATTCTGAGCAGCCATAAATTTAATACCATCAGCTGATATTCCATATTTTACTAATCTTCCTGCATCATCTATAGCAGCAGTTATTATATTGTTACGCTCACCTATTGGTGAAACAACATATGGTTCATTTCCTCTACTAAATGTTAATGGTAAAAACCCACCTCCACCGATACTGGAAATAGATGGAGACTGCCATCGTGGGTCCAATCTACCATCTGTCTTTCCTTTTGCCCCTTCCCAATCAATCAAGTCACCTATGTGGTCATTCCACATATCTTCCAATGTTATTGCAGTAACTTCTGAACCTTGTAATGTACTTGAGTTACCAATACTTCTTATACCACCCTGTTGTAACAAAGCAACATTATCAGGGTCAATAGTAGAAGGTTTATTCGTAGTACCTGGATTAGCTAAATATTTATTTGCACTCTCTTTACCAAAAGGGAATGTTTTACCTGTAGTGTCCATTCTGTTAAATAATGAACCACCAGATTGAACTACTAAATCTTGAAATGCATCCTCTTCCCCAACCATTGTAAATTCTGAAGGGTCTCTATGTTGTCTTACTTTTGTAAATCCAGTAGCATAGATATTTTCTATATAATCTATACCTGTTCCAGCCCCACCATATTGTGCTTTTCCTAAATTCTGTCCACCTGTATAATTATAAGTAGATGGTGTACCTGATAAATCTATACCAATAAAATCTGAAGGGCCTAAATGTTGTGTGTTTTCAGTAAAACCATTTGCATTTGTATTGTCAATATAATCTATAGGGTGAGCATCTAAACCTCCACCAAATCCAGCATTACCAGTATTGACATAAGTAAGGCCTGTGATTCCACTAAACAATGTACCGTCACCTTGTTGTAAACCAGGTAAAAATCCAGTAGAATGAATATCAGCAATAGTATCTTGTATTCCTAAAGTTCCAAGAATACCTGGATTCACATATGTTGTTCCTTCTATGCCTTCAAAATTTGATATAGCACCTTGTTCTTGTAAAACAGAGAATCCATTTGCATATAAATTATCTATAAAATCAAGACCTTGTGTTTGTTGCCCTTCCAAAGTACCATTGGGACCATCGTGAAATATTGTCTTTAGATTTGATAATCCCCCACCTATATTTGTATTTTGTGCCATTATGCTCTTCTCACTCCCAATCCTTCATTAACAATAGTTTCTAATAATTGATTTTGTCTTTGTAGAAGTTGCATTATTTGTTGATTCTCTTGAGTATTTCGTTGTGTTTGTTCTTTTCCAACTTGTACAACTGGTGCTAAATCTACTAAAGAACCTTTAAATCCAACAATATTATCAGTTGGTGAAAATCTTTGTGCAGGTTGACCATCTCTCATTATAAAGTCTTGTGCGATTGGTGAGGTCATTTTCCATTTGTCTAAGTTTGGTAATTGTACTGCATCAAAACCAACCGTACCATATAATGGAACATCAAATGAAAAAGACTTAATTAATGTATATTCACTTATTGCACTTATAAACTTGTTGAACATTGATTTGACTTGGTCGAACGGCCAAAAAAGTATATCTCTAACAGCTTTAGCCATTTTTTTTGCACTTGCTTCCAACTCAGTTAAATCAGCACCTGTGAAATCAAACATACCAGATAAAAAGTCACCTGCACCTTTAAATGCATCTGCTATACCTGCACCAATGTCTCCTGCCTTGTCTTTAATTGAACCCCCTATATTAGAAAATTTGTTTGCAATTTTTCCAGGTATATCTTTTGCATAAGCAATTGCATTATCAAATTTACCTGTTATCCAAGTCTTACCATCATCAAATTTATCACCAATTGATGTACTGACATTCTTAAATGTGCCAACTATATCATCTTTTGCAGTCACAAAGAAAGATGTTGTTAAATCCCAAGCACTTTCTACTTTTGCTTTAACACCTGTGAATCCGTCAGCTACTTTATCTGCTATACTTTTACCATCTTCACCTTTTTTTGTAAAATATCCAACAATATCATCTTTAACACCACCAATATAAGTTGTCATTCCATCCCATTTATCTGTTACTAAAGTTTTAACATTGTTAAATCCTGAAGCTATTTTTTCTCCAATATGTCCTTTACCATCTTCACCTGTGAAGAATCCTTTAATGTTAGTTGCTTGTTTACCAACCCAAGTTGTAGTAGTACCCCATGCTGTTGTAATTGCATCCTTTACTCCTTCAAATTTACCTGAGATTGATGTTTTTATGTCACCAAATTTTGATGAAACGGAATCAGATAATCCAGAGAATTTTTCTGCTACTGAATCCTTAACGCCACCAAAAAACTCACCTACTCCACCTGCAAAGTTTGCAACATATCCTCCTTGACCAAATACTGCAGAAAATCCTGATTTTGTTTTATCCCAGGCTCCAGCAGCTCCTGTTTTAAAATTTTCCCAACCATCTTTAAAGTATTTTTTACTATCGTTGTACCAACCCCTGACTTTTGTTTTACTATCTTTCCAAAATGTTTTTATTTTTTTACCTGTTTTCTTTAAAAATCCTTTTGGGTCAGAAAATGCTTCTTTGAATCCAGTTTTTAAATCTTCATAACCATCTCGTAATGGTGTACCTGGAAGTATCCAATCACCTATATCTGCTACTGATGAAACAAAGCTATCTGCAACCGTTGTTACAGCACCTTTAGTCATATTTAATGCATTTTTAAAGAAACCTGCTTCTGCATCATATTCTTTAAATGCTCCAATTGCACCTTCTACACCCATTATTATATTACCCAGAATTGGTATTTTTTTAGCAACACCTTTCACCATTCCAACACCTGGTATTTTATTCATATACTTTAATGCTGTACCACCTACATCTTTAAACTTTTTAGATACACTTGCTAAAGAAATACCTTTGACACTCTTTGTAATTGTCTTCCCTATGTCTGTTACAGATTTAACTGCTTTACTATTCTTAATTGATTTAAAAGTACTTGAAAACCATTTTCCAACTTTAGATTCTTTGAGACCAGTATACATATTTTTACCAAAGTCTTTCACACCACCCCATGCTTTTGCAACTTTAGGCCAAATAGTGTCTGTTGCAAATTTACCTAGTTTTGTAAATGCCCATATACCTGGTGCTGATACAAGTCTAGCAAAATCAAATGGTGTTAAATTTGGCCATAGATTATCCCACCATCCTGTTATTTTTGATTTTGCAGTAGCTAACATATTATCTATTGAAATACCAAATTGTTTTTCTATCCAATCTAATGCTTCTCCACCCTTTAATTTTAAATACTCCCATAACTCTGATAATTTTCCTTTTAAAAACTCAACTTTATCAGGAGCTTTCATAAATTCTTCCATAAAGTTTTGAGCAAAAGCCATAGCATCACTCATCAGTTTAGCCATATTTGGTATAATATTATCAATTAACATATTTGCAGACTTAACAAAAGATTCAAAAAACTGAGGTCCATATGTACTTGCTAAATTTCTCAACTTAACTTCTGTATCGGCTAAGAATTTTTCCATCTCAGTCATAGTTTGTCTGGCATTTATTAATGTTGTATCCATTTCAGAAACACCATCCATACCTATGTCTGCACCTGATAATTCATCTGCACCCTTACTCATTTTCAATAATTGTTCAGTTGAAACTCCAGCTGCATCAGCAACAGATTGTAATGTCAATGGGTCTAAACCTGAAACATCAATGTCTCCTAATTCTTGTACAACTGCATTCATTGCTCCTGCAGTATCTCCTGCAAATGCTAATCTTCTTGCTTCATTTAAATTTATGTTTTTACCTAACATAACAGAAGCTTGTAATTCTTTATTCAATGAATCTTCAAAGTTTAATAAACCATTCATTGTGTTAGATATGTCTTTAACACTCATTCCAAGTTTTCTAGCTTGTATTGCTGCTTGTGCAAAGTTTTTTATACCACCTTTAGAAAACTTAGCCATTTCTTCAGTTGATGATGCTATATCTTCCATTACAGCTTGTGGCATTACATCATTTTGAGCAGCTAATAAAGCAACTTGTTCAGATAATTCGTGAGATTGTTTAGCTGTCATATCTCCCATTAATTGAAAATTACCTACAACTTTACTCATTGTAGTTGCTTGAACTCCAATAGCTTTTGCACCGTCTGCAATATCAAATGATAATGCAGCTGCCTCAGATGCAGCCATTCCAAAGTTATTTGCTAATTCACTTGTACCTTGAGTTAATTCATTAAAGGTAAGTCCTGATTCAAGAACTTGTTTTTCCATACCTTCAAATATTGCATTTAAATCATTTCCAGTTGCTGTAAATACAGAACCTATTTCTTTCCGTACTTCTCTAAATGTGGCTTGAAATTTATTTAAGAGCATTGTAAACAGGCCTGAGAAACCTGCCATAATGTTAAAAGATAACATATTCTGAACTATACCACCAATTTCACCCATACTATTGGTTACGGTTCCTGAAATGTCATCAAAGACGCCTTTTAATTTGTTTGTCATTGCAGTAAGTTTTTGTAATCCTGCTTTTACTGCCTTTTGAAGATTAGCACCAAACCTCTTAGCTGCTCCTGCTGCATCATCTACATTATCTGCAGTCTCTTCAGCTTCATTAGCTGCTTCTTTAGTTTTGTCTACTATAGCACCAAAATATTTAGCGGCATTTTTACCAGATGCTTCAAATTGATTTGCGGCACCTGCTAATGCAGACATTATGTCTAACTGCTCATTTAATGCTTTATTCTGATTTTTTATTTCACCTGATGTTGGCATTATTTACATTTCCCTATTATAGTTAAAACAATTAAAAGATACATATTATATAACCAATTATCTTCTACTATAAATATAGAAAAATTAAAAAATACTATCTGGAAATACCTGCTTGTTGTACACTTTTCCTAGGTTTATTTGCTTTCTTTTGAGCTCTAGCTTCTTCTTTATAAGTATCATTCAACTTTTGTAGATACCATTTTCGTAAGTAAACTGGCATTTCATAAACTTCAGTATGTGTAAACCCACCTTTACCATAGTAACAAATATCAAATATTTCTGAGTGAATCTGTGGTTTGTGGCTAGGAGTTAGGCCAAAAAAATGTAACGGTGAGTGGAATATCCACTTCAACCGTATCGCCCTCCTCAAACATAACTTCCTGTTTCATCTCAATATCTGGTGATATTCTTGTTATCTCATTTCTAAGTGCTATAGAATCTCTTGCCAACATATTCTCGACATTTAAACCTATTGCATTAACATCAGTCTCACCTTCCCAATCTATTATGATATGTTTTAACCTACTCGTAATACCTGTTTGAATCATATGACCAATTTTTTTCTTAGCCTCTAATTCATTCTCAATTTTCTCATCTTCTACTCCTGTGATGAGTCTGAATTTTATTTTTGTTTTTGAGATTGGTAATACGAAATCAAATGCATTACTTAAATACTTTACATCTTTAGGTAACTCTTTATAAGGACAATCAGCTAGATTGAATTTGTGTTTTATTTTATTGCCACTTGTAGGACTTTCAATTTCACATTCGTATTGTGGACCGTAAGCCAATACACGAATTGCTACCATAACTGCATTCTTATCACCAAGAATTAAATCTTTAGTAGCTACACCTTGTGTCATTATTAATGAATCCATTAATTTTTCAAGTACTGCACCTTTTTTAATAAGATTTGCAGAAGTAAGAATATCTTCTTCTTTTGCAGTCATATATTTGATTTCAATTTTACCTTCATATAAAGGTGAATCTTTCCCATATATTTTACCACCACTTGGCAAATCAATTATTTCACTTGGAAATTTTGGTTCTTGTGGTTCTGTGGGTTTGGTTTGTGTTTGGGTTTCAGCCATTATAACCTCCTGTTAATTAAGATTTTGATTCTGATACTGACGCTTGTCTGTAACCAGTAACTAATTTTTTAATTTCACCGATAGCTTTTCTAGCTCTACCACCAGCTGCTTTATTACCTTTTTCTTGAAATGTTGCGTGATTTGCTTCAAATTCACTAAAAAGTTCTTTTATTTCATTATATAAATTGTTTGTTGACATTTTTGTCTCCTGTTTTATTTTAAACTTCTGTTGCTCGCCTGAACCAACCCAAGAAAAACTTTTCTTGTTCTGGTTTAGCTGTTATTAAATCTACATAGAACTTAACTCGATAAGCTCTAACTCTGTCTAATTCTACACCATTCAGTGCTTTTATTGTCATAGGTCCTAATCCACCATCGACTTCTATATCTCTCCCACGATTTACTGCAGCTCTCTGTAATACTTTAACTGCTGTTCGTCTTCCCATATTTACACACATATCAAAAAATATATGCCATAAATTCTGTGGAAGTGATTCAACACGATTTTTATCCCAATAATCATCTTTATAGATTTGTTTAGCTTTTTCAATTGTAAGCTCTTTAATGTTTAACTCTGGATAAAACCTTTTAGTGATACCATACTTGGTTTCACCACCTAAATCTTTTGGGTCATTTACATAACCACCTTCGTGTTCTAAAACCTGTTCGATTATTTCATCAAAATTTTTCATAAAACCTCATAACTTATTCATATATAAATATATATAAAATAAAAAAACCCTTAATATATTTCTGGTATCAAGGGTTTTTTATATTTACGATATGTTTTGCCTAAAACTGAAGTATCGCGTAATCATATCTTAATGTTAGTGATATGTCAACAGGGTCACTTGAAGAGAAGTCTAAATCATTAAAATTAGCTGCTTGTATAAAGCATCCTTTTAACTTCCATTCTTCAACTACATCACCTACTGGTCCAAGTACTTGGAAATCAACATCCTTTTTATAAAAGTCTGAATATCCATCCCTACCTGTTACAGATTCGTGGTGTAATCTAATCCATTCCATAACTCCTTGAGCTGCTGATGGAACAACGGGGTCGTAAAGAGTAACCTCAATAGGTTCCCAAGTAGCCTTTCCATGTACATATCTCTTAACATTAATATGATTTAACTCAACTTCTTCAAATGTAATAGACGGTCTTGCCATAGTTTTTACTAAATAAGCAGGTATACCATTAAGGTTCATCGTATATCTATTTTTTAACTTAGGCTCAAAAGCCGTAAACATTATTTCATTAGCTTCAATTAAAGTTGCCATTTATTTTCTCCTGTTGCTTCTCTCATTTAAATGTTAATAAATGATTAAATAAGTAATCTTCTTACACATATAAATATATAGAAATGAAAAAAAAGAGGCAATATTTCTATTGCCTCTTTATTTTTTATGACATTTTCCGTCTATTATTCAGGAAATGTTGCACCAGTTGGTTGTATTGTGAAGTCTAATATAATAAACTCGGCAGTCCTTGTAGGCTGTAAGAATATTTGACCGATTAATTGATTTCTATCAATTGTATCAGGTGTGTTATTAGTTTCATCCATTACAACTTTAAATGCATTTAAACCACTTTGTGATTGAACTTGCTCTAAGAATGGATTCGCAATGTTTAAGAATCTTTTTCTTAACTGAGCAGTGTTTTGTTCAAACACTAAGAATCTTGAAGAAGAAGCTATAAACTTCTTAACCTTGATTAATAGTCTTCGTACATTTACTCTGTCTAATGCTGATGATTTTTTCTGTAGTGTTTTTTGTCCAAATACCGTTACACCTTGTCCAGGGAATGTAGCAATTGGATTAACATTTGAATCATACAATGTGTCTCTTTGACTTAATAGTAGTTTTCTTTCAGCTTGAACTACGGTATCAAGACCACCTCTATTCAGACCTGCAGGTGCGAACCAAGGATGAGCAACTTTATCATTGAATGAATAAACTCCACCTAATACTACTGAAGGTGGTACCCATCTGAATGCATTGTTGTTTCTAACATCTTGAACTTGAACCCAAGGCCAATAAACTGCTGCATAATTACTATCTATTGAATCAGCTTGTGTTGTTGCTGTTGCTACACTTCCACCATATAATAATGGGTCTGCAATTAAGAAACAATCTGCTCTATCTGCACACACATCAATTGCTTTCTGAACTAATGCACTACTTCCCTGAATCGTGATACCTGGTAACATCATTAAGTTAATATCATACTCGTCTGCGTTAGCCATTAAGTTGATAGCGTCTTCATATGCTGTTTGACCAAGACCTGAATTAGGATTGATACCTTGTACATTATTTTCACTAATCTTATCGTAGAAACCATAAGCAGCTTCAACTCCTTGAACTGAAGATGATACGATATTACCAAAGTGGTCAACACCAGATATACCATTTGCACCACCTACGAAAGAAGCTGATTGTGCTGATGGTAATGAACCTGATAATGTTGTGTCACTAACGGTACCATTTTCTGTTAAGTAGTTTGGTGTTAGTTTGTGCATTGTTTTAACTCTAATAAATTTAGATTTATTTGGAAATTCACCGGCTGGTTTAATGTATGGTTCTGCTGTTCCTGAACCTTGTAAACTCATATCTTGGTTACCGATAATTTTCTCAATGTAATTAGTTGAGTTAGGGTCAAGTGAAACATTATTAAAAGACTCTAATACTGCTTTTCTTTTAACCGTGTCAGCACCACTTCTAACTTGTAAATTAAAAGTACCTTTGGAGTTATTAGTTCCTGTTATTTCTATTTGATAGTTATCAGATGAACCTGATACTAATACATTACCTGCTATTTTACTTGAACCTGAGTGGTCTGTATAAGTTGTTGCTATACCACCAAAGTTGTTGTATATGTATCCGTCTCCGATTGTCTCAAATGTTATACATTTATTTGCTTCACCAGATGCATATGCATCTGGAAATACATTTGCTGAATCTTGTATAAATATGGAAGATATAGCTGGTGTAGCGTCTGATGTTCTAACAACCGTTAATGGTCCTCCATTTTTAAGATAAGCTTCTGCAGTATGAGATGTTAAATACTGATAATTTTCGGAACCACTTCTAAATACGGTTCCGTATGTTTGTTCAAATTCTGCCATGGAGTTAAGTACCGTTGGAATAAGTGCTGGTCCCTTAAATGTTGGACCTATCACTACTGCACCAATATCACCCAAAGCTGCGGGTAAAAAGGAAGCATCTATTTCATTGGTAAATACACCTGGAGATACGACTTTTTCTGCCATTTTTTTTCTCCTGTTACTTATTTAATTATTAATTTACATTTTTTAATTTTTTTCTTCGAATAACCGAAAAATATCATCATATATAAATATATGAACAAATGTCCAAAACATTGTTTTATTTTAGTTTTTTAACTATTTGTATCTGGTGCTGCTGTTGGAGCTTCTGTATTATCTGAACTCGGAACAAAAGTTCCATTTTCAATATTTAGTGTTCCTACACCATATTTATCTTGTAAACCCTTAACTAAATCTCTTTCACCTGCTTGTGTTTTAGCATATTCTTCTCTTATAGCACCTTCTTGTTTGTCCATAAGTGTAAGTTGTTCATTAAGATTTATTTTAGTCAATTGAACTTGACCCATAGCTGTTTGAATGTTGAAGTAATTTTTACGAATTTCTGTCATCTTAGTTACTTCGTCTTCTGTTAGTTTTTTTTCTTCTGGCATTATAACCCTCCATCATTAAAGATTGTTTTTTTAACTATTCATATATAAGTATATATAAAACCTTTAAAACCACCACTTTTTTTTAAGAAATTAATTTTTCTGAAAAAATTACTTTACCTGGTGACCTTCTTGTTTTTAAATTAGAAATTTTGTTAGATACTACAGAATTATATTCTTCTGGTAGTAAATATGCTTTCGTAGTAACACTAAATGTTGATTTAATAAACCTTTCACCATTTTGATTCATTTCTGAAGCGTCTGAGATTGACTCAAGTAATGAATAAAATTTTGTATCCAATCCGTCTCCCCAATATTGATTGTTAAATTCTATGAAAGTTTCAACTAATGGATTCATTTGTTCAATAAAGTTTGTCCATAATACAAATTCATAATTCAAATTAACATAATTAGGTACCGTAGTAACTAAGTACTCATAGACTGGCGTTTGACCTTGTAGTACGGCAAACCTATCATATTTGTTCGTTTTAGACCATTGTCTACCTACTACCATCTCCTCACCTTCGCGTCTTAAATCGTGTTCCATCCCTACAGCTAAATCCATATTTTTAGATACTTCTGTTCTTCTAAACATTATTAATGGTAATAATAAAGCACCTTTTTTATCTCTAATAACTCCTCTTTTTCTAGCAGATTTCCATCTCTCTTCGTTGCCATACATAATAGGAACTTTAAATACTTCACCATTTTCTTTAATTGTGGGTCTTATAATATTTTTTATAAAATTCATTACTGAACCATCTATATCTTTTAATGTTACTGCATAATTTTCAGATAGATTACCACCTGGTGTAAAAGACATTGCTTGATTAGTGTCTCCTGACCTTTGTAATTCTGAACGATTGTTTATATCTTTAGTAGATGTTTGAACACCTCTATTAACAAGTTGACTACTAATTAACGATTTATTATTTATAGGTTTAATTGCCATTTTTTCTCAATGCTCTTAATTTATTGACTTTATTATTTACTTTACCTTTTTTTACATTATCAATTTTAACTTTTGCCTCATCAGGTTTAGCTAAAAAAATATTTCTCTTTATATCAACTTCTATAGATTCGTCATATACATTAATATTACCATTCTGAACTTTAATCTTATCGAGTTTACCTAACATAGAACTCATCATATCTTTCATTTCTTCACCATATACATTAGAGGTTACTTGTTCTGTAACACCTTGATATACACCTTCTTCTTTATTTTTTACACTATTACCATTTATGACAGGTTTAGGTTTTTCAACGATTTTATCTGCTTTATAATTAGGATTTGCAGTATCGTGTTTTATAATTATTTTTTTTGTTATCTGTTGAATAGCCATTATCTTGGTCTCTCTTCAATTTGCAATGATGATAATTTAGCTTTATGAGCAGTTGCTTTAATTTGATGTTTGTATGCCGGATGACCAGCAATTAATTGAGGTTCTGTTGTTCCATTGATTTCCCAATACCCATCATTCCAATCTATAATATCTCCAATTTCTGGATAGAAGTTTAATGAACCACTTGATAAATTTTGTCTTTGAAAATACATTTCTATTTCACCAGCCATATCAACACCAAATTCATCTTGTGTTACTTCAGGTTCATTATACATAATTAAACAATTAACTCTAAAACCAACATCATAATATTTTGTTGTTGATTCCCCATATAAATTTTCTTCTGTATTATCTATACTAAGCTTATACACATCAACGGATTGTCCAACAATCTCGTCAATCAATTCTTCATTCATTGAATTAATTAAATCAAATTCTTTTTGTGGTAAGAAAAATGGTGATGTTCTTGACATAATATTATCCTATGTATATTTTTAATGGTGCTTTAGCTAATACTTCTTGTTGTGCATTCGCTTCTTCAGCTTCTGCTCTAGCTTTCTCTGTTAATGATACTGACTCTAAGAATGTTTGTAATTCTTCTATTAGTATTGCTTTTTCTTCTCTACCTTCTGCCTTCAAACTTTCTCCATCTAAAGTAACTTCTCCATTTGGGATAGGCATACTTGAGTATTTTGACCTAATTATACCTAATAATTCTTTTGTGAGAGCTAATGTATATCGTCTTATCCATTGTCTACCAGACGCGTTTATTTCTTCATAAGTTATAAATTTGTACGGTACATTACTTGGGTCTGTAGTTTTGTCTTGTGTATATGTAGATGATAAATTTACTCTCTCTTCTCTTACATAGTAATTAAACCAAACTTTTGTACCTTTATCATTTTTACTAGGTCTTGGAAAAAGTCTTAATTGATTATTCACTAATTCGAATGAATATTGTGATTTTCTAATCTTGTCATTTGTTTCAATTGCTTGAGCTCTTGTTATATCGTGTGATATTGGTCTCATAACATATGAAACTGCTGGAGCCGAACCTCCCATTCCAAATGAATCTAACATATTTCTTTGTTCAAATGAACCTGCAAATGGGTCATAAAATCTTGTTATAGCAGACGGGCCATCATTAAATACTTTTTGTATTTCCAAAGTTTTATTAGAATGGTCTGCTGCAGAAAATGATGCTTCTGTAGGTAAATCATAAAGTTGTTTATCCGTTAAATCTATTGAACCTGTATGTAAAGTGGTATCTCCACCTACATTTGCAAATGTTCCATAAGTATCAGATAAGTAAAATGAACTTCCCCCTACTGGTTTAGTTGGGCTAATAGAACCAGTACTCATTGAACCTGAAATTTTATCTGAATTAGAATAATGATTCCACATCCAATTTCTGATATTATAATTATTAATGTGTGTTGAATAATCTGATGTCGCTTCTTCAAAGCAAGCATACATAGATGAACTAGGTATTTCCAATTGCATAACTGGATGTCCTAATTTTTTAGCTACATATCTACATACTTCTATTGACTCAGATACAAAAGTCCCATCTGCATCATATAGTCCAAATGGTGTATCACCTTTGGCTGATGTTTGTATTGTTGGGTCTGTATATACAAATTCTGATTTTGGCATCTTTTAACTCCAGGTTACTTATCATATATAAATATCAACATATACAAAAAAAGGGACTAATAAATAGTCCCTTTTTTCATTTAACCAATTAAATTAGTTTAATTAGTCTACACTAGGTTTAAATCAGAACAATGAATTTTTCCATAAAATTCAGGTCTAATCATTTTCTTAGCATATCGTGTCATCACACCTTTTCTTGGAGTGAAGTCACTTGGGTCATATACCATTGGAGTCATAATAAGTGGTACATACGGAGCATAAACTGCACCTGTTTCAAGGAAACTACTTCCTCTAAACCCGATTAGGATTGTGTTTTCAGTCATATAAGGATTCTTATAAACGGTAAACCTACCGGCTACTGAACCTACTGCTGAAACACCCATCGCAAACTGAGCTTTATTACCATCTGTATTAGCTGCATATCCTGGTATTGATTCTAAGATTGTTGCTATTTTTGGTGAAACAACAACGAAATTAGCACCACCTCTAAGAGTTAATCTGTGGATTTCATTAGAAACCTTCTGGATTTTCTCAACAAGAGTTTGATACCATTCGAATCTTGTATATGCAAGACCGTCTGTGACCGTCTCAAAAGCACTTGTACTTGAGTTATAGTGCTTACCAACTTTAGCTGACCAGTAATCAACCGTTACAGCATCGTTGATTAACATATCTAAGATTTCTAAATCAATTTCCATTGAAATGTACTCACTTAACATAGATGTTAATTCAGCTTCAGCGTCGATTGAATGATAAGCATTCAAGTCTTGAGCTAACTCAGGTGTCCATACTGCTTTCAACTTACGAGTTTTAGCAACAATTGGACGACTTTTTAGTTTCAAGTCTACTTCAGGTATTGTTAATGAATCAGTAGTAGCATCACCACCTTTGTCTTCAAAATCACCTCTTGAAGCCTCTGTGTTTAATTTAACGAAGTCTAATTCAATAGTCTCGTCAAGTACTGCTGCCGAACCTGAATAAATCCAAGTTATTGTTCTTGATGCATCACCATCATTACCTGTTATAGTTGTGTATTGAGGATATACTTGATAAACACCACCTCTTTCAGCTGCTGTTCCATCACCTACCGTGTTAAGTACTTTTGAACCAGATGACCATATAGCCGCTCTGATAGCACCACCATCGATAGTTGTATCTGTTACCACAGAAGTTGCAACTCTAAGTTTGCCTGCGTTTACAGAAGATGTAAGTTCTGAATCGAAGTTAATGTTTTTATGTGTAGCAATACCATCAGATGCTATATCTAAAGTAGCGTCTGAACCTGTACTTACCGTGTATCCATATTTTCCTACACCATAAAATCCACCTTCTCCAAATGGAGCTGATGAACCTGATGGAGAGAAAGGTCCTGTTTTACCATGAATTGAATCACCTGCTGTGAATCCACCTCTTGATTTTCCGTGTTGGAAGTCAAGATAGAAGACCAGACCAGATGGTAGATTCATAGGTTGAACAGAAACAAACTCTTGTGCTGCTATTTCACCGAAAATTCTACGAACTAACGGTAGTGCAACACCAGACCATTCTTCATCACCTTTATATGAACCTCCTAAAGAGCCCGCATTTGGACTCGTATTAGAGAACTCATTGATGAGTTGTTTAGCCTGATTTTCTAACAACATAGCCATACTATTTTTCTTAAACTCTTCGTTAAGACCCTCAAGAAGACCTGTTTTTTCCCATTTTCCAACGAGTTGGTTTGCCTCTTCTTGTTTTGCCTTAAGATTTGAGTTAGAAGAATCTAATAAAGCTTCATTAATGTAATTTGACATTTTATTTCTCCTAGCCTTTAATTATACCAGCTAATTTTTTGAATCTGTCAGCTACTTCACTCTCTTCAGAAATTACTTTTGTACTTTCTTTAGAAGGTTTAGTTGAACTAACAGCCGTACTAGCTGATTCTTTTATTGATTTTCTTTTAGTTATACCTGTATTCTCATTCAATTGCTCAGCAATTGTAGAATACACTAATTTAATTTCACGAGTTGTTTGAGCTCTATCAAATGTTTCTACAACTTTTAACTTTTGATTGTTGTCCAAACTAAACTCCTTGAAAAGTTTATTTGTGTAAAGCAATTTTGCATTCAAAATGTTCACTTCGTGCAGTTTGTCTTTTAAGTAAGTAACAGCTTCTTTATATTCATCTAACTCAGCCTGAACAGATTCCATTTTCTTAGCTTTTTCTTGACCACCTGAACCGATACCAGAAGATTTATCTGTACTTCCTCTTCCTGTACCAGAGCCGATACCTGATGTTGTGTCAACTTCTTCGTCAAGTTCATCATCATCATCGTCATCTTCATCTTCATCTTCTGATAATGTGTTCTCATCGATTTCATATTCTTCTTCAACAGGGTCTTCAGATTCATGCATACCTTCTTCAGCATCACCTTCTTCGTCTTCATCATGCTCACCTTCTGCAATTTCTTGCTCAAGTTCTCTGATGACAGCCTCTAAATCAAGGTTATCTTCTTCATGCATATCTTCTTCAGCTTCTTCGTCTTCGTAAGTTTCTTCTGGTTCCATTTCACCTTCTTCGGTTTCCTCTTCACCATCAGTCATAGCATCACCTGCTACGCCACCCATCATCGCACCGGGCGCGCCACCTACTAAAGCACCTAAGCCAGCTCCTGCTGCAGTTCCCATCATGCCTTCTTCAGCTTCACCGTCGTCACCTTCATCCTCATCTTCATCATCACTACCAGCATCAATATCAATATCGACATCGTCATCGTCTTCTTTCAATTTAGCTGTTAGCATAGATTTCAATTGAGGAGTAAAAGCTTCTTCAAGAGCTGCTTTAGCATTCTGTAAAGCCGTTTCACGAACTGCTTTTGCATCTGCAATTGCTTCTTTTAGTAAATCACTCATTGATTTTCTCCATTATATTTGTATTTTGGAATAAGTTTATTAGGAAACTTAATATGTGTTAAGTTATATTTAGACACCGTATAGATAAGACGGTGTATTGTAGTTTTATGTATATAAATATATAGTTATTTATAAAATACTAAAAGTTTTTTTCAATTTTTTGATTATTATATTTATTTCTTAGTTTAGCTAAATTTCTTTTATGTCTTTTAGTTTCTGAAGGTTTTGTATAATATTCTCTTTCTCGTAAATCCATCATTAAATCTGCTCTTTTAATTTTTTTCTTTAATGATTTAAGTGCTCCCTCTACATTATTGTTATAAACCGTTACTGATAACCCTACTGCTGTATCTTTAGGTCGTTTCTTCCTAAAGTTCTTTTTTCTTTTCATATTAACCTCTTAATTATGTTACGGATTGATTCTCTTAATTTTATCTCATTAACTTGATTAGTACCTAAATGTTTAATAAATTCTTTTGCTAACCATCTTTCTCTTTTATATGCAGCTTGTGGCCATTTCTTTTTCATTGAAATAGGCATTGTATCATAATCTTCTGATAGATTATTATTCACCATCCAAGAAACTCTACGGGCATCTGAATTATAAGTTTTCTTATAACGATTTTCTTCAAGAGATTTAAACCATCTTTTGACTTCTTTTACCGTTACTTTTCTATTTAAAGATGCTTCATTAGCTGTCTTCATCATTTTAGATAATTTACCTAAAGTTTTTTTATCCTTTTTAGATATATTTTTATTCTTTTCCTTTTCGGCCATTTTTTCAGCTGCATCCATTTTAGCATTCATATCAGCTGCAAATTTGTCAGCTTCCTTCTCTCTCGCTTTACTTGTTTTCAATGGTGCTTTTTCTTTAGATTTCTTACCAGCAATATCAATTGTAGTACCAGGTTTTATATTGTGTTGTTTCTTATACTTACTATATTGTGCTTTAGAACCAAATTTTAATTCTTCTATTTCATCTTTTTGATTACTACCTAATTTTTTACTAATTTTGTCTTTTGCAGCCTGACTACCTTTTTCGATTGCTCCAGCAGCTGCTTGTTTTGCAATATCCTTAACATGCGGACCTACTTTATCCCATACTTTTTTTGCACCTTTTTTGATTGCTGATGCTTTACCTTCTTCTACTTCATCGTCTTCACCAGTAACTTTATCTATTGCCTTGTCGGTAGCTAAAGCTCTTGCAACCATCGGTACTGCTCTAGCAGCAATTGCTGCATATTCTTCTACTTCTTCTGGAGATGCGTCTGGTTTACTTTTTTTAAATTCTGTATCGAATTTTGCTTTTAAACTTGATTTTTCCTTGTCAACTTTATCCATGAAAGATGATTCTTGAATCTCTTTCATAATTAATTCTTTAAGCTGACTCTTCGTTATTTTCATTTTCGTCCTCCTCGACAAGTTGTGCTTCACTTAAACAACCACGAGATACGGCTGTATGAGCATCCTCAATTAAAGTTACTTCAGAAACAGGTATCGGAAACTCATCTTGATTGAATTGTTCCATAAATACTTCCATAAATCCTTTTACTAATGATGTCCCTCCACCTATAACAATTGGTACAGGTTCTTGAAATTGAGGAACTTTTTCGGCATTTTCAAATTGATGTTTTAGATTTGTTAATAAGTAATTAACAAGAGCACCATAATATGAACGAAGAGCAATCAATACATTAGCTTCTGCCGAATCTTCATCATAAATATTATTCATTTGTGATTTTGATAAATCTAATGTCGTTGAAGTTTCTTTTGTTGCAGTTACTTTTGCTACTGGCATTCCTGTATCTGCTGCTGTGTTTTGGTCAACCCAATCTCCACCTCTCGAAACAGAGAATGATAATGCAGTCATTCCACTATACATTACTGCTATATTACACATTCCGGCACCCATTGATATTGCAATACCTGTTAAATTATTATCTACTAACCCTTCATATCCTATAGCAACTGCTTCTTCAATTTTTTTAGCTTTATACCCAACACCCTCAATGATTGTACTTAACACATCTTCGTGATAAGATACTTCCCTGTCAGCATCAATAGGTTTTGAAGGGACGCAGTACACGCAAACTTCGTCCTTCCCTTTAGGTTTACCTAACAATTCATTAATGATTGAAGATAAAACTGGTAATGCGTCTTTTTCTTGAGGATTTAAAAGACCACTTTTCATAGGTCTTTTTAATTCTGCTTGTGAAAAAATTTGTGCATAATTAAATGCATGTTGGCCAACGATGTGAACTTTACCTGATTTTTCTACATAAGGTATTCGTTGCCTTTTTAACATTCTTTTTACCGTGGCAATATCACCATCTACGGTTAAGAATGCATTTCTTTGTTTCTTTATACTATTTTCTGTGGCTGCTATATAATAACTTGTTCCACAATCTAAACCTTTAGCCATATTTAACCTCTTATTTATTAATCCATTTTACTTTTAAATTTTTTATACTGCTTTATAATCGCTTCAACATCAGCTTTCTTCAATTCAAC